GACGTTCAAAATATATTTAAGAGTGAACAATTTGCGGATATAGATGCAACGACATTCGATGCATCAGAATCCTCTTGCTTTGAGAAGAAGGTGAAGGAGGGTGGTATGAAAGGCTATTTAAGGTGGATGTATCAGGGATTCCCTGATCCATCAAAACCTTCTAAGATCGCTCCGCGTTCTATTGAAAATGTAGAGTTCCGTATGACGGATATACATGATTCAATAGTGCGTAATCTTTGGCCCGATGCTCCTGAATGGGACATTCATAAATATAAGTATCCGAGACAGGTTTGTCCGGATTCGAATGTTGTTGTTGTTTCAGACAGGGGCGGGTTCAAAGTGAGAGTTGTCACTACATCACCTGCTTGTTTGCAGGCGTTAGCTCATGTAGTGAGGCGACAGATGTATGATCGAGTTCTGACCACGACTCCGACCAAGTGGGCAATTTTGCCTGATGGTTTGGAGAAGTGGTTCGAACAGTTGCCGACCCAAGAGTGGGTTGATCAGCAAAGATCATACGGAAAGTGGGTCTTATTGTCATCTGACCTTAAAAGCGCAACAGATCTTCTGCCGCACGACATCGTAGAGTCTTTTAATGACTCGATGGAACGATGCATGCCAGTGACGAAAGCTAATTCGCCCACTTGGGCTGCTTGGCGCTCGCTCTCTGGACCTCAGAGGTTGCACTATACGTTCGACCTCATTCAGGAGTGTTTCCTGATAAAAGAGGAGAAGTGTATTGTTTCATCACGCGGCAATCTCATGGGCACGGCCCCGAGTTGGTTTCATCTGAACATATACAATCTTGTATTGTTCCGACTCGCGTGGTCTTTTACGAACAGAGTGCTCTCAAAGCCTTATTACCACAAAGTGCTGAAAATTCTTCGTAAGACGTCGGTGTTAACCGACGCCGAAGAAGAACGTATCAAGTCTTGTATTTCCTTCTTAACGTACGAATATCAAGAAAAAGCTTTCCCTTTTTCGGTTAAGAAGTCCCTTGGTCGCGGTCTAAATTCTTTGACTGCAATCATGGGGGATGATCTTGCTGCGATATGTCCTCTGGTAACGGCCCGCCTCTATAAGTCTCTGTTAGAACTTACTGGAGGTCAAGCTTCAGCCGGAAAACATTATGTACAGCCGTATGACAACGAATCTTTTATCCTCATTGGAGAGAAGATTGCTGTGGTTAAGGACGGCAGAATCCAATATCTACACGTAGGATCCCTACGCGCTTTCGCGAATTTACGGGCTTCCTACAATAGTAGAGAACCGAATTCGGAGTGGGCCTGTTTAGGACCCATATTGGAGACTGCTACCATGGATTTGACGCCGGATCTCCGGTCGCCAATCCTTTCTATGGCTCATACGATCACTTCTGAGACAAGACTTAGACTGTTAAAGTTTGGATTGCCAGTCTACCTGCCTATTATCGCAGGTGGGCTGGGGTGGCCACATCCTAAGGGTTTGGAATACGCGATTTCGCGTGTCCACCCGAAGGCTTTGACTGCTTACCATGTGATTCGTGGTTTCCGTAACGACCCTGTAAGGTTCGTCGCCTTACTAGCTGAGCTCCGGACATTCTGGAGCCGCAGTGAAAAAGCGTCGGAAACTCTCTCGATGATGATTGAGAGAGCACATCAACGACTCAGCATGCAAGAGATTGCACGCGACGTTAATGGGGAGATCACAACTTTAACAGAAGAAGAACCGATTGGTCTGGTGAATCCAGAGTATGCAAAGTACAGCGTACCCTTATTTGATTATATAATCAACAAGGCAATGCGTTGGGCTTTATGCAGTTACTATCTGTCACCAGATGACGTTAAAGATCGTCCCTTACTCACATTGAGTCAGGTTGCTAATCATTACGTCAAGCGCCGAGATAAAATCATATCTTTACGCGCTCCCGGTTTTGGCGTTCACATTAATGCTCCAGTCACCATTAATGCGATCCAAGCGGACCAAAAGCTTCTGACGGAACTTCACATCCTAGATGTGATGGACTATCGGAAGGCATTGGCCGATGAAAGCAGAACTTCCACCGTTTCTGACTTGGATTAGACAGCAAGGAGCTCACGCTCCACCTGTCATTTAAGAAAAGCCTCTTTCAGGCTTTTCCCTTTAAGGGCTGAGGACCGTTAGGTCCCGACCCC